AAAACCAGCAATCTTACCTTGTATTGGATCAATGTAATCTAAGTACGTAATAAACTGTTTACTTCTTGTGTTATATAAGAATGCACCTTTTAATTTATTCAGGTCCACCTGATCAGTTGCAACTCTATGTCTTGTCCATATGTTTGAAGTAGCAGGCAATCTATAGTCTAAAACTCTGCCTTGAACTGACGCATCAGGGTTTTTAAGTTTAGGTAATCCAATGTAAATGTGATTGTTTTGGATATGTAAGTTTTCTCCAAAGAACAAAACATTCTTCCCAGTAATAGTTGAATCAAGATCTAAATTATCAAAGTTCAATGATTGACCAAATATTAATGTGTCATTGATTCTTTCATATACAAGTGTTTCGCCTGTATTTGAATATTGTGTAGTAAAGTTAGTTAAATTATTATCAAACGTTGTTTGTGGAGCCGCATTACCTACCTTCTCTCCATCAAAAGTAGTGACATCTAGAATATCACCTCCGCTTGAATTTACAACTAGTCTATTTCCATCAAACTCAACCTTGGCTCCGAATCTTTCATTGATCAAATCTCCAGGACCTCTTATTGTTTGATTTAAAGTAAATGTTCCGTTTGTGCTTTTATAAATGTAAACACAACCACCGTTATTAATTGTAACACTGTTGTATGGAGCACCTACGGCAATAAGTTTTCCGTCGTTGCTTACCGCAACAGAAGATGCAAATTGTTCATCATTGTATTCAGCACTTATTAATTGATCATATTGATATCTGCCTTGATTCAATCTATAAATTGCAATCTTAGGAGATGATAATGAACTATCAAGTTGGTCTCCATATTTTAATGTTGTTGCTAATACATCACCAGTATTGCTAACACTTACTTCGTTACCGAAACTTATTAAATTGTTAGTGCCTATCGCACTGTCACCACCAGCAATAGTAAAGCCACTATCGTTAGGTACATATCCTACAAGATCTATTTCCTCTGTTTGTAATGTCCATAAACTAGGATCAAATCCACTTGGAACAATATTAGTGTTTGCTTTATACAAGTTATTGTTCCAAATTACAAAATTTCCTGTATAATAAGAATAATTAGGATTCCATGCACCTTTATAGTTTACGTCTGAACCTAATCTCCATTCATCTGTTCCAGCAGGATTATCTATAAAATGTATTCTTCCTGGCTCACTGAATGTGTTGTTACCTTTTTCAGTTATAATTGCTGTGTAACCAGTTGTGCTTTTTACAATTTTAATTTTATGACCTAAGTGCTTGAAGTCATCAGCATCTGGTATAGTAAATCCGTTTAGTAATCTATAGAAGCCACTTGCATTTTTCTTATAGATAGTGTAATAACCTTCTTTGTTTTTTCCTGTAAAAGTAGATTGAGGAACAATAGGAATGTTATAAACTCTTTCCCATTCATTATTAACATCAGTAGGTGGATTTGAATCACTAGCAATACCTTGAATAATTTTTTGTTTGTATAACCAATATTCTAAATCAAATAGTTTATCAGTTGCCTGTGGAGTAATATTAGATCCATAATCAAATACAAGTAATTTTCCTGCATTGGCATTATCGGCGTGTCTTTCTAAAATACTACCCATGTCAAGTATTTGATCAGCACCTCCGCCTAGTGGTGTGTAAGTTGTTATTTCAACAATCTCTGTATCATTTTGTGTTGAACCAATTTTGAAATCGCCGCTTTTGTTTTTAAAATAAACCCGTGCTTCACTGATGCTGTCTTGTTTTACGTATGCCACAGTAGCAGTTGTGCCTGTCACCTTTCCTCTAATAGTATCACCAACTACTGGTACAAAAGGATTACCATAGTTAGGATTGTAATTAGGATCACTAGGATTATTACTTCCAACTGTGTCAAAGTTAGTAAAGAATATTTTTAAGAATCCGTCCCATTTATCAGCAACTGTAAATTCTGTAAAGTTTAATGTTGACCAATCTATACCAATAGCACTTGGATTTTGTATTGTGCCATTGCTTAAAGGAATGCTGTTTAACCACAAATTAAATTTATCGCTTACATTAATACTATCACTAAATGCTTTACTTGATCTTACAAATACTCTGTTGTCAACAACTGCACCACTTACACCTGTATGACTAACAGTTTCTATTTGGCTACTTTTTGTATTTGCTGTTGCAACATCAACTGCTTTGTTATCTAATATATTCGTGTAGATATCAGGTGTTCTTGATTCGTTTAATTTTATTATATCTTTAATTACTAAACCATAATAAGTTTCTTCAGTGGTTGTTGGTGTAATAGTTGATCCTATTTGTATTTTCCACCAACCTTCATAGTAAGCATGATTTTCTACTATAGGTAAGTTGTATGCACCAACTAATATAGTCCCGTAATATAAATTTCCTGTTGTGGCAAAAGTACCATTTACATCATTAACATAAATTACTGATTCGTTATCTGCGTTTGTAAAACTATAAGCAACTTTACCTCTGGCTGTATCAGTTTCAATTATATCACCAACAGTCAATCCTGCTTGAGTGCTTGGCACAATTATTATTTGATCTACTTTTTCATTTATCGTATGACTACCAGTAAAGAAAGATGATGTTAAGGTTGTGTCATTGTTAAAAGGATCTTTACCAGCAGGGAATCTAGTTGTTAGTCTATTCCATTTTGTGTGTAACACATCACCTATCTGTGTTCCCCTGTATTGATTCTTAGGTGCTCTGATCAAAATATGATCTGTTGATGCACCAGTCAATCCATAATTTCCTGTAACAATATGTTTTATGTCTATGTATGTTCCTGCTGAGTTGGCATCTTTAATTGCTTGATGTCCTTGTGCAGACGATCTAAATGAGTTGTAATCAATGCTGTCATCTTTAGGTAGAATTATTGCAGTTGCTTTCCACAACTGTTCTTGCCATTTTACAATGTCACCTTTTGCATAAGTTGAAGCACCAGTAAATTGTCCTTTAAACTGATGTCTTACATTAGAGGCAAACGGTGCACCTACCATTAAGTATTCTCCGTCTTCACTTAAATGTACACTTGATCCAAATCCACTATTGTTGTCTGCAAAAAATTCAGGTTCTATCAATGTTTGAGTAATTTGATGGTCAACGTTCTCACTGCCCCTAAAGTAAAGGTGTACTTTACCTCTACCGTTTATATCAGGTGAACCAACCGCAAGTGTTTGGTTATTTTGATCTGCATGAACGTTGGAAGCAAAATTTAATTCTGTATTTTGCAGGAAGTTGCTAGTGTCATTGTAAATATTTTGCTTTAGAGTATATCCTCCGGTATTTTTTAATACAATCCATCTACTTGAATCGTCATCATCAATCCATACTGTTGAACCTATTTCAATGTCTCTAGCACCTACAAATTCGTTGGCTTTTACCAAGTTGGGTAATCTTGCTAGTTCAAATTTTGTAAGGTATCCTAATGCGTTTGACACGTCTCCTGTTGGCGGAGTAGTTGCTTTTGCTTTGATAGTATCTAATGATACACTTTCAACTTTATAAAATTTTTCTTGTCCTGTAACGTTTCCTATTCCAACTATTTCATCTTTAGAAACATTAGGAGCAGTTACGCATTTTATACTTGTAAGTCCATTTGTATCTGTTGAAAGTTCTAATACCCTTAAATCAGTTCTAATGTACTTGTACACATTCCAAGATGTCTTATCTATTCCTACCCAGACGTAACTGTTTACTTTAACATTAGCAGGATCTAATCCTAATATGTCATCATAGTTGGTTACTTTAAAATTAACATCATCTTCGTTTACGTAACCTGCTGTTTTAATATATCCTTCACTAAAATATTTTGTAGGGAAAGGTGTATGATTATATCCTTGGGGTTTTAGATAAACATCTGATGGAACTTGTCTTATAATTAAATCTGTGACACTAGGATCTATTGAGTTAACAAGTTCAACTGGTTGTGGACTTAATTTAAACTGGCTTTCGTCTAGTAAAAATTCAACTTCTTCAAATCCTTCTGATGCACCATATTGTCCACGTTTGATTGCCCATTCTTCATGAAACTCTAAACTGTCCTTGTTTGCACTTCCTAAAGCATCAAACATTTTTGTCAAGGCATTACTTGTTCCTTTATCTTGAATCATGCCTTGATAAAACTTGTATTGCGACACATCGTCGTTTATAATGTTTTCAATGTATTGTCTTTTCTGATATCCTATTAAATGTTGTGCAAGTCTTTGCTGTTCGCTATCAAAATTATCTGTTTCTAGATCATAGAAGTCACCAAACTGATTAGTTTTGTATTCAAAGTTTGGAATAAGAGCACTTTCTGGTTTCTTAGGTAAAACGTTCCAATCAGCATCTACAAAAGTTTCTTTGCCAGGTATTTTTTTGTTTGCAACATAATAGAAAGTTTTGTGTTGTACAATATCTCCTATTGCATAATCATTCCATGGTTCCCATTCTGTACAAGTTGCACTGTCATATATAAAGCCAGGAATGTTTAAACCACCTGTCCATTTTTCTGTTCTGTAACCAAGGGCTCTAATTCTTTCTTGTCTATAACCTGGAGTTATGTCATAGATTATATCATTGAACACAGTCTTATTATCAATAATTAAAACGTGTTCTCTTTGTACTAAAGGTAACTTTAAATGATATATTCCGTCAGCACTATTTTTTACTATAAGTCCAAATTCATTTAAACTATCTCTTTTTGTTGTGCTGAAGTTTCTTTTTAACTTTTTACCATCTGCTTTTAATAAACTGTAATCATAGAATGGATCAAAAATATCATCAACAACTGCATATTCTCTTTTGAAGTTAAGTTCTTGTGCTGAAGGACTTAATGTAATTAAAGCACCTTCTTGCCAATTTTGAGTTGTCCAGAATAAAAACTCTCTTGTAGTTAGGTCCCAATTTTCAACCTGTTCTAATGTTCTATTAAAACTATTAAAAGTAAATCCTATTGATTCTTGATATTTTCCATAACCTAATAAAAAGTCAACTACGTCTTGTATTGTTAACAAAGTCGTTCCATAACCTAACTTGCTAATAGTAGTTTCAAACTGTGATCTAAATATTGCAGTACGTCCGCCGGTGCTTGGCAACTGTGGTAAAGGTGTCCAGTTATCTTCTATAAAACTTTCTGCAACATGAGTAACTTTTGCCCTATAAAATGCTTGACCTACCTGTGCAATGTTTCCTGCGGTGTATGTTTGCCCTGCTTGAAAAGTAACAAAGTTTTCACTTACTGCACCTACTGTGACAGCAGGATCTTTTGCAACCTCAATAGGTTTGAAATACTTAAATGATGGCATAGTATTATCATAACCTTTGATAATGTATCCACCTTTTGCTTTTTCAACTATGATTCCACTGTAACTTACTGCGTCAATAGGTGAACTTGTATTAAAAATTATTTTGTAATTTTCTTCTGGAATAAAGACATTGCCTTCATTAGTAGGAGTTCTACTATCTAAAATAAGTTTAAATTTATCTTTTTGTGTAAAGCCTCCTAATTTACAACCTAATTTATTTTGTAAGTTAGCAATATTATTTTTGTAGTCTTGTATAGTAGTTGTTATACTTCCATATAGATAATCAAATATATAATTAACAAATCCTGCTGTTTGACTTCTTGTTGTATCAGTTGCAGTGTTTGGCCAAACAATATCACTTAATGCAATTCTTTTATTAGTTTCACTGTACACTAATTCATTTGCACTGTTACGTTTTGTACGAGACCTGTCAAATCCTAAACCAATAATTTTAGTAGGTTGATTTAAACACCAAGCAATCATTAAGGCGAAAGGATAATCTGAACTTTTTCTCCAAGCACTTTCAGTTGGTGCTTGATCTCCAAATACAAAGTTATTACTTGTTAAAGGCACAACTACGTTTTGTGCATATCCACAATCTAGTGGACTTAATAATCTACCTTGGCTATCTACAGGAATATTAGCATTTAAATTTTTTCTTTTATAATTGTTTCTATATACAATAGTTTTGTTTGGTTCACGCACTCTACCTTCTGTTAAGTCGTCCCAAAGTATTCTATTTTCATTTGTGTATGGTGCTGGTCCATAAGTTGTTTCCCACCAACTTGGTTTGTTGACGTAACCTAAAACTTCCCAAGGGTGTGTATGTGGACGATCTGTGTCTAACCATTGATTATAAACCGCTCTCCAAAAACCTGGCAATTTTTGTCCGTCTGCATTTGTCATTGCACCATAGTTCCAAGTAAAGGAATTTGGATTGCTATAAAATTCATTGCTTGTATAATCAACACTACCAACAATTTCTAACCATTGGATAAATTCTGCCATCATACCTTCATCAATGCTTTGTTTTGTGAATCCTGTATTACGATCAAATGATCCAACAAAACTATGAATATCAACAATATCTTTATTGTATTCAACTTTAATATTATTATAAATTCTTTTTTCTAGTTCTAATAATACATCATCTCTAAAGTCACCGTATGCTTTTGTAATACTTCCATCATGTCCTTGTATTACGTCTACTGCTGTTTGGTATGTGTTGTCATTATACTTACAAGGTTCGTATGCAGGATACAATCCTAACTTACTAGGTGTCTGTGGAATAAAACAACCATCTGTTGTATTGTATTCAAATATTTCAATCTTATCCTTTAAGGCAAGTGTGGCAGTAATTTGTACAAATCCTTGTGTAGTAAATGTGTAATCAGTGCCATGTACTAATTGTGTACCATTTAGATATACGTAAACTGCTTTATTACTTACTGATGTTAAGTTATGTACAAAACTAATTGCATAATATTGATTATCTGCGTCAACTACCGTGTACTCTTTTTTTGTAGTATCTGCTGATCCAAGCATATCACTAAAGTAAAAAGGATTATCTTTAGTATTTTCGCTGTGCATTTTAGCAAGGATTTTATCAACATGAATTTTTGCAGGACCTTCAAATCCTAAATCTTCCGCAGTTTTTACAAAGTTTCTTTTGAACTTTGAATATTCTCTTTTTACATATTTCAATGCTTTGATAATATTAGCATCTTTATCAGTCATATGATACAATGCAATATTCATTGGACCTGAACATGGTCATTTACTTCACCTAATGTAAATTCATTTAGATTTGCATTCTGTGGATTGCTTTCTAGGTTACTAGGAAATTCATAATATCCATTTGTGTTTTTGTCTACTTCACTGGTTGTTTTAATTACTAGTTTGTCACCGTTAGTAAGTTTGGTCGTAAATGTAATGTATGCAACTCTGTTTATTCTATTAATTTGATAATCTGTAAGTTCCGTCTTTCTTTGATTGTTTACATAAACCTTGACTGTCAAAGCATTAAGATCGCCACTGAAGTCATACACATCAACTGCAAAATCGTTATTTTGTATTGTTGTATCATATTGTCTAACAACTTCTTGCTTACTTAAACTATCTGACTTTTTCCAACCAGTAATATTAGAATAAGTTGTTCTGTCTGCGTACTTTCTTAATACACTAGTATCTGTTTTTAAAGTTGTTGTTTCACCAGATAAATTATATGTAAAACTGTCGTTAAGTAAATTAAAATTAAAAACAATATCACCTGTGTTTTGCACATTCTGATATGATAAAGCAAAACCCAATTCAGGATCTACTGTGCCTGTTCCGACTTTATAAGAAAATAATTTTGTACCTGTAAAGGTTGTGTTACTGTATGTTGTAAAACTATTTCCAGACTCGTCAAACAGATCAAACGTTGGTGCAAAATTTGTAGAAGTTTTATCTTGCCCTAATATCCAAGTTGTTCCGTTGTACCAAAACATCTTACCTTTATAGTCTGTACCATTAGATGATAATACTGTTTCATTTGCAAGTGGGGTTGCATCTGTTTCTTCTTTTAAATTTATAAATGTTTCATTACGGTGTTTTAAAAATTTAACTTTAAATATTTTATCTTTTACAAAAGTATCGTTGTCAGCAGTAAAAAGTACTCTCATACCTTCAACTAAATCAATCCCGTCAACATTGTATCCTACTGAACCTTCAATAGTACTCATTACATCTGTTGTCTTATCGTCAACAAGGTCAACATTTGCTTTTGCTTTTGTTCCAAAGTTCCAAAGTTTTACCCCTGCCTCAAATTCTATAATTGGTCTAGTTGCTCTTGCACTTTGGTCTAAAATTTCTGGTGTTCCTGTTGCTGTTGCAATTTTACTGATTACATCTTTGTGAAACCATCTGTTGAATCTTGCCCACTGGTTTCTATCTGGTGATGCTCTGTTAAAAACAATGTATTCTTTTATAGTAGGATAATTGTTAGCATTACTAAATGGTAATCTATCAAATGCTTCAGTATCAAAAGGAACTTGTTTAGACTCTGTTGCAGTGCTTGGAATCTCTAAATCTATTTCGTCAACTAATCTTATTTCTTCACCAACACCTTCTACATAATATTCTTTATTTGAATAAGTTGCAGGAGTAACTTCTCCAGCAAATCTAATTTTCATACCATTGGAAAATGATACTCCAGATTCTGTAGTATATGTTTGTTTGCCAACTATTTCTGCGTCTACATCAATGGCAGTGTTTTCTTCAATATTGTAAATGTTTGCACTACCAGAAGTGTTTACATCATTTTTACTGATATAAAATAATTTTGCTGGTGCATCATCTGGAATAGTAAATTCTAATACACCCTTCTCAACGTAGACTACACCATCAGATGTTGTTACGCCTTTATTATAAAGTGTGCTAATATTTTTACCTGGTTCAAATCCTTCTATGCCGCCGGCAACTGGTTCTACTAAAAATCCATCTTGGTCAAAGTTTGCACTATCATAAATCTTACTATCATATTTTCCTGGCTTTAATATACCTTCTACTGTTTCAGTTACAATAGCCGCTCCAGGAGTAAACACTCTGTTTGTTGCAAAAGCAATAGGATGTCCTGGTGTATCTATAACAAATCTATATGTCTGGCCTTTATATAATTTTAAAGTAGGATTTGCTGTCTTACCATCAGGAGTAAAAATAAAAGCCATGTTGTCGCCTTGGTCAGCAACAGTAACTTTATATGTACTTGTTATTCCTTTTGCTTGTCCTAGGACTGTAAGTGTCTGTGGTCCTTCTGGTAACCAATAGTATTCTCTATAATTAGAAAACTTATCCCAATCAACATGAGGATCCCATGCATAGTATTCTTGCGAATTTAATTTACTATGATCATTTGTGTTACCACCAAAGACTTTTGTTTGGTTTACAAAGTCTTGATAATCTTTGTAAAATTTTGTGTTACCAATATTATCATCAATTACTACTGCTGGTTCTAATTGATAATTTTGTCTTAGGTCACTAATATCATTTATGTAACTATCTGTAGACTTATATGCTTTGGCATCTCTTCTACCAATATATCCATTAATTTTTTCAACTGTACCAGAACTTATTAATTGATCCAAAGTAGAACTTACAAATTTTTCATTTGCTACTGTTCTAAAATATCTAGGTAAGAACTTACTGGCTTTTCTTGTTTCTTCTTGTTTGCCAGTTGGTAATGGATTTTCGCTTTGGTTATTATCGTATGCCATTAGTAACCGCTCCCACTAGATCCGCTTCCGCCACTACCGCTACCGCTTGAACCACTGTTACTGTAAGTTGTTGTACCAGAAGAAGTATTTGTAGTGGATGAAGTTGTACTAGTGAAAGCACTACTTGAAACACCGCCTGTTGAGGTCGAAGTTGATGTTACTACTTGACCTTCAGCCTTCAATCTAGTAGCAGTGATGTTGTCAATGATTTCAACATTATCAACAGTTGCACCACTTATAAATATCTCATCAGACTCTGAATTAATTTCGTACAAACTACCAAATGATTTATTTGCTTCAACTGGTACTATTACAAATGTTAATAAGTTTGGTGCTGTTTGATTCATAACATAAGTAGCCATTTCAGTGAAACTAAATTTATCTCCAAAGTCCCAGTTGTCTAATGCAAAAAATTGATTTATTGCTTGGATCACTTTTACTTTTAAATCATTATCGTTAACAACCACTTCTGTGTTTTTAACAATTTTAAATTTTGCTTGTAAACTTAAATCTGCTTTATCTCCAAATAATACTTTATATTTTACAGGATGATAAATTACCTCGTCACTTATAGATTTAATTTTATTAATGTTTGCTCCATAACTTGTGAATAACTCATCTGTACTTGGTGCTAAAGGTTTAGTTGATAATGTTCCTGCTATGTATCTTCTAAATTTTGTATCATAAGATTTAGTTAAAATATATGTGTCAATTATATTTGTGCTACTTGGATCTATTCTATTTGAATCATCAGCACTATGCACATATTGGAACTTGATATATTCACGTCCTCTATATGCTTTATAATCTGTTGATAAAGAAAGTGCTAATGTAGTTGAATTTAAAATTTTAAATACGTTTTCGTCTACAAGATAAAATATTGTTCCATCAGTATAAGAACTACGTGTGCCTATTGCACCTTCATTTTGCTTCACAGTAATATTGCTACTTGGTGTGTACACAAATATTTCACTTTGGTCTGTGGTGCTTTGTTTTTTCATAAACACCCATTTGTTAGTTGGATTAGTATTTGTATCTACATATTCTTCGAAAATATCTGGATTATCAACTACTCCGTCACTGTCATTATCATAAAATGTAACTTCAACTTTTTTACTGTTTACATAGTTGTCTGAATCTCTATATTCTTTACTGACTTGCCATAAAAAGTCAGTTGTGAAAGATGTAAGTGAATCTGGTTTTTGATTTATAGATAATATATTAATTTTGTCTTTAATAAGTTTTCCTGTTCTACTATCATAAATTTTATCTGTTGAATCATAGTAAAATTTAATTTCTTTATCACTTTCAAATACGTATCTAGTTGTTCTGTACGTTAGTGTATAGTTTACACCGTCTGTTTGGAAAAGCAATAACCAACTACCGTCTAATGACTGTTGTGATTCGTCACCTGTTTGCCCTTGGCTAAATGCTCCAGATGTTTTTAAATTTTCTTGTTTAATTACTTTCCAACTTTCTGTGCTTACATCAAAACGTAAACCAAAAGTATTAAAAGCAAATATTTGATCTATTACTTGACTTTTTACTGCTGTTTCTAATCCGTTTGCTAGTTTAGGTCTTACTTCAGTAAGGATTGCATCTGAAGGAATAATATCATTTAATACAACAGGCCCTACACCATTAGTAACTGTGGTTCCATCTGTTACGATGCTTACAACCTTTGCCCACTTATAAGTTACTGCATTAGGATGATCTGCTGTACCACTCATTAGTTCATGACTGTTGTTTGCCATGAAATGTTTTCCTTCTGGCGCACTAAATTTTAAAAGTGTTCCTGGTGTAACATATCTCAGTGAACTTCCTGTAAACGTGCCAAGCATCAAAGCATCATTGTTTATATTTTTAAAATAACCATTTGAGTTATTAGTTGACTTATCACTTTGCACCCACGTTGCACCAATGTCACCTGTAACTATTTTTGCAAATTTACTTAGATAAAAATTATTAATATTTGTATTTTGTAATAATGGCGTTATGGTGTTTTCAACTATACCTTCTACATCAGTTCTAGTTGTAAAATTAAAACTTGTTACGTCATCTTTGTCTTCTTTATAGATTACACCATCGTTACCATATATATTTGTGCTTGAATATTTTCCTGTTGAATCAATTAAATCAAAATATCTTGAAATACCTGATGACGTTCTGTTTACTGATTTTACTTTTATAATTTCCTGTGAAACTGCTAATGGACTCACTTGATAATCCTCGCCAGTAACCATTCTGTTCTGTGTGTAATATGTAGCAGGAGCATTATTTTTTATGCTTTCATTAGTTTCACTTACTGACGCATTGTCAACTGTATATTTTAATTCCATGTCAATTGTTAAAGTTTCACCTACACCATTTCTGCTAGTATATGGAATTGTAACTGTAATACCAATTAAATCATCTGGCTGAATTGCAAAACTTCTATTCTGTGATGTTCTATAATAAACTCTAAAATTACCTTGAGGTAAATTTCCAAATGTACCATCTGCAAATATTAAACTTACTCTATCTTCAACCCTGCTTAACACACTGTAAATATTTTTAATTCTTTTGTTTACACTATTGTATATTACATTGTTTCCTTCAACTGCATCAACTTTTGTCCATAGTTGACTTTCTGCACCATTATTATCTAATCTGTATAACCAAACATCACTATCATTTACATTTGTTGCATCTAATTGTACAACTTGATTTGATCCAGGATTAGTAATTTGAAAACCACCTTGATCTAAAATTCCTTGTCTGAATGAACAGAAGTATCCAGTGTTTGAACTTCCGTTTCCTTTTCCATCTTCACGATATAAAAATGCTAACCTATTTCCAGGTAAAGGTGCTTCTTCTGTAATTGTACCATTACCTATGTCCGAACTTACTACTTCAAAGATTGTACTTTTGCCGTCTACTGTTTTTGTAAAACTATAAACAGGAACATCTGCGTTTGTGGCATTGAATCGATACTGCTGAACAGTTATACCATTGACTGTATCTGATTTGACCGGTTTACCGACGATTCCGTTTTGAGGTAGAGCGGCATTAAGCACTTTTCTAAACTGTTCTGACCAGTTAGTATTTGCAGGATCATTCCAAACCACAGTTTGCCCTGCAAGGTTTACATTGTTGCTATCAAAAATTTCCTCAGTAGTTGCTACTGATTCAAATTTAAGTAATCCGTTTGCTGGTTGATTACGTTTTGGATTGTAAGAAAGCAATCTTGCTAGTCGGAGAACTGACTCTCTACGTTCTGCAAGTTCTAAATAATTTTCTCTAGCATTCAAGTCAACTCTAAATGCAATGTTTTGACCCAAGAAAGCAATAAGGTCAATCAAAGCGAGATATTCACTTGATTCAATGTAATCGTTAAAGTCCTCAGGATAATTTGTTCTGAGGTAATTGATCATTGTTCTACGTAAATTATCAAAGTCGTAACTCTGAAAATCTGCGTTTCTAAAAGACTGATAAACACGTTTCCAGTCTTCTGCTAACAATAATCTATTTTGTCTATATGTTGTCGACATAATGCTTCCTTACTATTTGTATTTACCTGAAACCATTATCTACGCACTTAATTCTATGATATAAATCCTGCATTCTGATCAAATGTCAAAAGCAAAGATTCTGAGATGTTGTACGGCAAATAAGTTAATGAAACACTAATTTGTAGTCCACTCTCATATTGATCTATTGTAACATTGTTAACTGTTACTCTAGGATCATAGTTTACTATTTCTGTCACGTTTTCTGCTATGGCTTCTTTTAAATCTTCTGTTAGGGGTTCATACAAAGCGTCCCATACTATTGTTCCAAATTCTGGATTTTCTAACTTTTCCCCTTGTCTAATATGAAACATATTAATAATGTCCTGCTTAATTAAAGCAAGATCATATAAATTAAATCCGGTAGCATTAGGATCTACTGTGCTTGTACCACGATAAGCACGACTGGTCACAGGTGGCTTCTGGCGTTTTGCTGTTTGCACTTTTACTGTTTTAATTACATCTTTTTCCTGTGTACTCATAATATTATTTATTGTCCTTTCTTGAACGTATCTACTGTTAAGGCAACTGTTTGTGCTGGTAATTCTTCTGGTTCTTGTCTATCTGTCTTAGTATCAACAAACACTGTTGGATCCATGCTTTCATGATGTGTCCAAGGCTCATGTTGAGGTAGACGTTTGGAAAGCGAAGCGTCCGCGATAGCGGTAGCGACAGACGGATAACGCGGAGTATATCCGGTAGCGGCTTGCGGTAACTTATGTGTAGACAACGGAGTTGTAGCGGTAGCGGTTGCGGCTTGTGGGCCATTCATATGGATCTCTTTTGCTGTCTCAGTATGATTGTCTGTGCTTAATATATCTGTAGTTGTACCTGCTGTAAACTTGTTTGCTCCTAGTGTGTTTATGTCTAAGTTTCCAAGTGTAGTAATTGTGTTGTCAAGTGCCACGTAGGCTCGTAAACTCGCCGCAGTGTCAAGGTTAATGTTAGAGGAGGTCTTTAAATTAAATTCTCTTCCCGCTTGAAAATTGATGTCTCTGTCCGCTGTGAAGTTTAGATCATTCTCAGTATGCACACTTATACTATCACGTGCATATATGTCTATCTTACCATTTGAACTTAATTCTATCCAAGCAGTTCCCTTTGCGTTGCCTACATATATCAAGTCTTCCGTGTTGTGCATCAGTATCTGATGTCCTGTACGTGTACGCAATCTTATGCTTTCGCCCATTGGTAGATTGACCTTGCCGTCCTTGTCTCCTGCTTCTACGTTTGCATATTCACTTTTTGTGCTACCAGCGTCTCCTTTGCGTAGGTGCTTGTCATCTCCATCATCAAAAACCAAACTTGATCCGCCCAATCTCATTGAGTGTATCTGTGCCTTTGCTCCCTTAGGACCGTATGCTGTTTTTGGTGATCCTGGAGCCTTGTCCAATGGACCTGGTGTGCTTATGCCAAACACTGAACTTGGTGTTTCACGCCTTGCACTAGATGATGTTATACCTCTGATCTCATCTTCCAATAGTCCCTGTGAACTTAACACCGTGCTCTGTGGACTGACTGGCTTTATAAACTGTGTGGGATCTGCGGTTCTGCCCTTTTCCGTAAGTTTGTTGTATTCCGTGACTGGTAATTTTTTTGCGTTGTTTAATTCATTAAACGTTGTGGCCGCATAGTTACCTGACGGTACCGCAAAGTTCATGTAGTCATCTGGCACACAACCTATCCAATAACCTTGGTTGATTGAACCTTCAACAAACACAACCATAACACGGGTGCCAACGTCTGGTGGCACAAACCACATACCATAACTCATCTGTGAATTTGCGTAACCTTGGTTTTTGCTGTTT